TTCCGAGAGCCAAGTCGGGCACTCGCGATCCGAAGGCGGGAGAGACTTTGCTGATTGAGTATATCGACCAACAGCTTGAATACGAGCAGAAGGCACTTAAGGCGCTTGACCTATGTCTTGCGATCGAGGCGGAGATTGATGAAGCATGCGTCGGCAATCACGCAACCGCGCTCAAGTACCGATACATCGAAGAGCTGTCAGTCCGGCAAATAGCAGAGCGAATGAACTACTCGAAGTCACAGGTCTGGCGTCTGTTAGATGAGGCTTTTGCCCAATATGCTGAAAAGACGGGACATTTGGGACAAATGGGACAGTTGACCTGTGATAAACTATAAGCTGATAAAGGTGTAGGCAGGGACCCCGACGAGGGCTCTGCCTTTTTTGTTGCCCACCCCCTAGTCGAGGCTTAGATACATGGAGGCGAACCGTGAGACCAGAGCGGCAAGGTACACACCGAGCAAGTTATGAGAAAAACAGGAAGATCATTCTTGCAACACAAACCGTGTGTGGGATCTGTGGACAACAAGTTGACATGTCTTTGAAAGCACCACACCCTTTGTCAGCTTGCGTTGATCACATCATACCTGTTGCTAAAGGCGGACATCCTTCAGCTTTAGAAAACCTCCAGCTGGCCCACTGGGGGTGCAATCGGGACAAGTCAGACAAGCTGTTCAGGAACACTGAAAAAAAAGCCCCCCTGGTCCTTGGAAATCGGAACTTACCACAGTCGAGGGATTGGTCGGCGTATCGACCGAATGATTAGCAGTCGGGGGAGGCAGCCATAAGAGGGGGCATACCTCCCCCTCGCTAGGCGCGAAAGGACTTCACGCCGTCACTGTACAATTTTTCTCGTAAATTAGAAGGGAGGACCCCTATGGCAGAGCTGCAAGGCATTGAATACCTTCGAAAGAAACTTGAGCAACATCGCCGAAGGGTGCTCATCAGATACAAGCAGTATGACATGAAATATTTCGACAAACAGCGTGGCATAACGATTCCACCACATCTTCGCCAGATGTACAAAGCTGTTCTTGGGTGGTGCGGGAAAGCCGTCGATTCGCTAGCTGACAGGCTTGTTTTCCGTGAATTTGCGGACGACAACTTCAACCTAATGGAAATTTATCAGATGAATAACCCGGATGTTTTGTTCGACAGCGCTATTCTGTCTGCCCTGATCTCGTCTTGCAGCTTCATCTATATCCTTCCAGGAGATGATATGCCGCGCATGCAAGTCATTGACGGTGCAAACGCAACGGGCGTGATCGACGATATCACGGGTTTGCTTTATGAGGGATATGCGATACTTGACCGAGACAACAAAGGCACACCTACTCTCGAAGCTTATTTTGAGCCTAAAAGAACGACGTACTACGAGAACGGCAAAATAAACGAAAGCATGACCACTGATCATAAGGTGGGCTACCCCTTGTTGGTGCCGATCATTCATCGCCCTGACGCCTTGCGTCCCTTTGGTCGTTCCAGAATCACAAGGTCGGCGATGTATCACCAAGCGGCCGCTAAGCGGACACTTGAGAGGGCGGATATCACGGCAGAGTTTTACAGTTGGCCGCAAAAGTATGTGGTTGGAACGAGTCGTGAATTAGAGTTGGATACTTGGAAGGCCACCGTCTCTTCTATGCTCGAAATCAGCAAAGACAGTGACGGTGATTCGCCGTCGCTTGGTCAATTCAGCCAGCCTTCTATGACACCTTTTATCGACCAACTCCGGATGTCCGCCGCTCTTTTCGCAGGCGAAACTGGCTTGACGCTTGACGATCTCGGATTTGTGACAGACAATCCGTCGAGCGCTGACGCGATCAAGGCGTCACACGAAACGCTTCGGACAATGGCGAGAAAAGCGCAAAGGTGCTTCGGAAGCGGATTCCTTAATGCAGGGTTTCTTGCGGCTTGTCTCCGTGATGATTTTCAATACAAGAGGTCGCAGCTCTACAAAACGAAGCCTAAATGGGAACCTGTCTTCGAAGCGGACGCCGCTACACTGTCTCTGATTGGTGACGGGGCAATCAAGGTCAACCAAGCGATTCCTGGGTACTTTAATTCGGATACGCTTCGTGACTTAACCGGGATTGAGGGAGCTGCAAATGGCTAAAGATATCGTCCCAGAACTGCTCGAACGGATTGAATCCGATTTCGCCCGGAGGTTTGCGGAAAGCAATACTGTTGATCGTGTTGGCAAGTTGATCGATGCAGGGCAGGCGACCTACAAAGAAGCGAACGAATACGCAATAGAGGTTGGTCAGATTCTTGCGGATGTTTTTAAGGCAGATTTGTCATCGAACGTGCTCCCGGACGGACGGATGTATTTTAACATCGCCGAACGGATTTTGAACGCTACATTGGGTCACAATCATGACTTGATTGCGACTGCAACGGCACAAATACAGACCGATCTGAATAAATCGGCAGGCTTAGGGATCAAGGGGATAAAGCCAAAACTCGAACAAGATCGCATAGACAAGCTGATCGAGAAGGTATCAGAAGCAGAGTTGTACGATGATGTCGCGTGGCTATTGGATGAACCGGTCATCAACTTTAGTCAGGCAATCGTAGATAAAAGCATTCATGACAACGTTGATTTTCACGCTCGATCAGGGCTGTCGCCGAAGATTATTAGACGTTCAACAGGCACATGTTGCGACTGGTGCAATGCAGTTGCAGGAGAATATTCGTATCCAAATGTTCCTAAAGATGTATTTCGAAGGCATCGTTTCTGTAAGTGCACTATCGAATATTATCCGGGCGACGGGCGCAAACAGAACGTACACTCAAAAGCATGGCAGAAAATAAATGAACAGGAGCGAACGGAGCGAATTGAACAACTCTCAAAACCGGACGAGAAATTCGCAAATGCAACTCCTGCCCGATTTTCTAAAGCGCTTGCTGAAGCAAAAAAGATGGTGCCGGCAGACATGAGGTGGCGTGTGTCAGCTTATGATCCTGACCATTACGTTGGCTCAAAACTGCACGTTACAGAAGTAGGTTCAACTGTTGCTGTAGACGGCACAGGCGATATCATTTCCGTTTGCAGAAGAAGGGATGACACTGTTCGCGGCTCACAACTTTTGGACGACGCAATAAAAAATGGCGGAGTCAAGCTGGACTCATATGCAGGTAATCACGGTTTTTATATTAAAAACGGATTTGAGCCCGTAAGCTGGTGCGAATGGGTAGACGAATATGCACCGGAAGACTGGAAAGAGAGGTTTCCTCGTGAACCGATTATTTTTTACAGATATACTGGAAAAACAGATCAATTGTCGTTGGAGGAATTCCTGAGTAAGGCTCCATCTTCTGTTGATTACGATACGGCGATGGCAGCAAGAGATGAGAGGATCGGAAAATGAATTTTGAGACATATGTCAAAGAAGTAAAAGCGAGATTTTCAGACAGATGGCAGATTCTCTCGCCGGAAGAAGTAGATGCGTACTTCGAAACGGAAGAAGTTCAGAAAATCTTAGCCGAAAGATATCGCTTCTACCTGCAACCTGATCACATCCTTCACGGCACTGGAAGTATTTCATCTGTCGCTCATTGCCTTGAAATGATGTATTAGGTATGGCTACCCGTAAGAAAAAGCGGATCGGAAATCAAATACCGACACAGTCGGTTGTTTTGCCATTCAGAAAAAGCCGTTACAAAGAGGCTGTAGAGCTCTATAAAAAAACTGGTCGCAAGATCATGAAGTGGCAGCAAACGCTGCTAAGACAAATCATGGCTACAAGGTCTGGTCTTTGGACACACACAAAATTCGGTTACAGTCTCCCGCGACGGAACGGCAAAAACGAGATCGCCGCAATCCGCGAGATGTGGGGGCTGATGCAGGGTGAGCGGATTCTCCATACTGCACACCGGACCACGACAAGCCACACGGCATGGGAGCGGCTCATGGGGCTGCTCGATGCTGCCGGCATCGAATACGATTCGCTTAGGGCGATTGGTCGTGAACGTGTAGAGATCAAAGAGACCGGCGGACGTGTCGAGTTTCGTACACGTTCTAGCAAAGGCGGGCTCGGTGAAGGGTTTGACCTGCTTGTCATCGACGAGGCGCAAGAATATACAACCGACCAGGAATCCGCGCTGAAATACGTCGTGACGGACTCTAAAAATCCTCAGACAATATTCTGCGGAACGCCTCCGACGCCATTGTCGAGCGGAACAGTATTTACCGATCTACGCAAAAGTGCGTTAGAAGGTAGTGCGGAAAATGTCGGATGGGCGGAATGGTCCGTTGAAGAAGTTTCCGATCCGTATGACCGCGAGCTGTGGTATCTCACGAATCCGTCGCTTGGCATTATTCTGACGGAGCGTGCCGTTCAAGACGAGATCGGGCAGGATGAAATAGATTTTAACATTCAGCGCCTGGGCCTTTGGTTGAAGTACAATCAAAAATCAGCGATCAGTGAGACCGAATGGATGGCTCTGTTGACAAATGGCATGCCGGAACTAACCGGCAAACTACATGTCGGCATCAAGTACGGGAACAACGGCGAAAACGTTGCATTGAGCGTTGCCGTCAAGACAAAAGATGAAAGGATCTTCGTCGAAGCGATCGATTGTCAATCGATCAGGAACGGCAACGCTTGGATTCTGAACTTTCTTGACAAAGCAAGTGTTCAAAGCATCGTCATTGACGGAGCGAGCGGTCAGAGCATCCTCGCTGCCGACCTGAAGGAAGCAGGAATAAAACCGACACCGATCCTTCCGACGGTTAGGGAGGTTATTACAGCAAATTCGGCATTCGAACAGGCGGTCTATCAAGAAACGCTCTGTCACAATGGGCAACCGTCGCTGGTTCAAGTTGTATCAAACTGTGAGAAGCGGCCGATTGGGTCCGGAGGAGGATTCGGGTATAAGTCGCAGCTTGAAGATTATGACATCGCGCTAATGGACAGCATCCTCCTGGCGCATTGGGCGTGCTCGGTGTCGAAACCGGTAGTAAAACAAAAAGTTCGATATTAAGCGAACAACATAACAACGGTATTAAGGCGACCTACGGGTCGCTTTTTTAATGCAAATATTACCGCTCACTGGATAGTGTGAGGCCGCGAAAACGAGGACTGGCTCGATAAAAAGGATAGCGGCGAAAGGAGAAAAAACAATGGATTTGGCAAAAATCTTAGCGAACGTCGAAGGCAAGGACGAGCTGATTAAGCAGATCGAAGCAGAGGTGGGGCGCGAATATGTTCCGCGCACAGACTTCAATGCGAAAAACAACGAACTGAAGGAAGCTCAAAGACAGCTCGGAGACATGACAACGAATTTCGACACGCTGTTGAACGAAAAGAAAACATGGGATACAACCGTTGCCGACCTGAACGAAAAAATCAGCGGTTATGAAAAATCCGCCTTAAAAACAAAGGTCGCGCATGAGGAAGGACTCCCTTACGAACTGGCAAACCGTTTGATCGGGGACGACGAAGCAAGTCTGCGCGCTGATGCGAAATCATTGTCAGCGCTTGTTACCACAAAACAACCATTGCCCCCGCAACAAAGCAAAGACAAAAAGCTGGCGGAGGGCGAAGACGCTCCCTATAAGGAGCTTTTATCAAGCATTAAAGGAGAATAACAAACATGGCAACATTATCTAAGGGATCGCTGTTTCCTGAAACTCTAGTGGGCGACCTTATCAACAAGGTCAGAGGAAAATCGTCCGTTGCGAAATTCTCGGCATCTAAGCCGATCGCATTCAACGGGCAAAAAGAATTCACCTTTACGATGGACAACGAAATCGACGTCGTCGCAGAGGGTGGCAAAAAATCACACGGCGGAGTTACGGTTACTCCGATTACAATCGTGCCGATCAAGATCGAATATGGCGCAAGAATCTCTGACGAGTTCATGTATGCCGCCGAAGAAGAACAGATCAACATTCTGAAGGCTTTCAACGACGGCTTCGCGAAGAAAGTCGCAAGAGGTCTCGATCTTATGGCATTTCACGGAATCAATCCGAGAACCGGATCGGCTTCAACCGTAATCGGTAACAACCACTTCGATTCGAAGGTCAATCAGTTGGCGTCTTACAGCGCAACCGACCCTGAACAGGGCATTGTGTCAGCGGTCAAGCTCATTA